CCCCGCAAGCGAGGCAAGCCGCTGAAATGTCAGGCGGTCTCAAGGGTTCCCGCTTTGATACGGCGGGAGACGGCCTTGGCAATTGAACGGTTGCGCATTTGCACGTCCCGTATGGCATCTATCTCACCCCACAATTTGCGCCCGTAGGGATGGTCAGCCTCATACTTGCCAGCCTCCAGTGCGGCGTAGCAGTCAGCCAGCGCATAGGCCAGCATGGGGTCGGTGTAGTGTTGAAACTTGCTCATGGTGCGCCTCACTTAGGGGTGAATTGAGCGGGAGGGTTGTCGGTATTTTTGTGAGCAGGGATATGAAACATGGCATGGTCTCCAATGAAGTGCGATATTGCACTGGTGAGCCCTGCGAACAGGGCAGACCGCTGAAATATCAGACAGGCCGCCGTCTTTTCTTTTCTTGGCCCCGTGCGGATGGGCCTCACCTACGGGCATTTAGTCGGTAGGGTTGTTCCATCTAGCATCTCAGTCCGGTGGCCTCAGACTGGTCAAAGCGCAACTCTTTAAGGGAGGGTTTTGTGTCCGGCAAACGATATTGCCTTGAAACGAAATGTAATAGCGTTTACATCAGCCAGTCGAGAAACAATAGTTGCGATTTTCATGGGCCTGATGCAATTAGCAAGAACAGTTGGTTCTACCTAGTGTTACTGGAAACACCGTAGAACTAATAGATTCACGCGATGCGCGCGCGAGGCGCTACCAGTGATTAGCAACTGTGGTGAACAACAGAGGTTGCCAACGTCTGTCTTCTTTGAAGCGATTAGAGGCCCGTAGAGCGATTTAAACGGGTTCAAGCACCATACCCCTTGGGTGGTCTCAGAAAACCTCACCAGCGCCTTTCTTACGTGAAACTTACGTGAAACTTACAAGGGTTGTGGACAAAGTCGGGATAACCCTGTGGATAAAAACGGGTCAAAAAGGATAACTTGTGGATAACTCCGCAAGGTGTATACTGAGTGTTTAAACAGTACTGCGTACTTGTACAGGAATAGGAGTTGACTATGGCAAACAAGCTTACGATTGAAGACCTCGATTCAATGGATGAACCAGTGCCTGAGAGCGGGGCAGATGAGGGTCACCTAGCTGATACTGATTTTGAAAACCCCGTGACCCTAGGCGAAGCCGAACAGATGGCGCAGGCTCACTTTGCTGTAGTGCGGAATAGAGAGATGACTCACGGGATGAGGACATTCATTGCAGCCAAGCTTGCAGGGAAAACAAGCAGAGCAGCCTACAGAGAGGCATACCCAAACGACAAGGGTAACGACAACACCGTGAGCGCTAATGCCTACAAACTCACCAAGCACCCACTGGTTGCTAGAGCGTTGCAGGACGCATGGGGACAGACAGAGGAGGCGCTGGTTGAGGATATGGCGGCGAGTAAGAGGTACGTCATTCAGTCACTGATTGCATTGAGTAAGGGAGCGAAGCAAGAGGGTAGCCGCTTAAAAGCACTGGAGTTGCTAGGACGTGCATCAGGTGCGTTTACATCAGCAGCACCGCAGGAAGCACCAGCACCAAGTGCAGCGCAACTCAAGCAGGCACTGGCAGGGCATCTCAAGCTGCTCAAGCAGTAGTGCTGGCATCGATGGGGTGCGTTTACACGGCAGGGGGGCCTCTAGGGTGAGCCCACCGTACCCCCACCACCCTCTTTGGCCCGGCATCGACCCAGCTTTGCGTTACGCTCTATTCCACTCAAACGATTCTTACCCACCCACCCCCTTGTCCTCCAAACACTACACCCCGGGGGTATATATAAAAATTTGCATAAAGATGCGAACGTTCTTACCAGCGTTTACACCAGCGTTTACATCACTTGCGAACGTTCTGAAAAACGTTTAAACTACACACATGAGCAAACAGAAGGTACTGGAATTCATCAAGAGCCACATCAGGAGTCATGGTGTGTCTCCTAGCTATGAGGTTATCGCCAAGGGTGTCGGCATGAGCTCTAAGTCCAATATTCATCGTATTGTGCATAGACTGCGGGATGAAGGTCTCCTAGACCTAAAGCCCTACAAGTTCCATTCAATCCGGCTTGTAGATAGGTCAGTGCAGGAGATTTCCCGTCTATGACTCTCCTGACCCATAAGGAAGTTCAAGACTACCTCAGCATCGTGGATAAAGTTCCTGCGGCGGAGAGAGTCAAGATTACAACCTTGTTGGAGATGGATAGGGTAGAGAGATGTAAAGAATCATTTATTCCTTTTGTCAAAGAGATGTGGCCTATCTTCATCTCTGGGAAGCATCACCAAATCATGGCAGATGCTTTTGAGAGGGTAGCCAGAGGAGAGCTGAAGAGACTGATTATCAATATGCCTCCCCGGCATACCAAGTCAGAGTTCGCATCATTCCTTCTGCCGTCGTGGTTCTTGGGGAAGTTCCCTGAGAAAAAGGTTATTCAGACTGCTCACACCGCAGAACTCTCTACGGGATTTGGACGTAAGGTACGGAATCTGGTCTCGTCAGATACGTATCAGAAGATATTTCAGACCAAGCTGTCGAGCGACTCTAAAGCGGCAGGAAGGTGGAACACCGACAAAGGTGGTGACTATTTCGCTATTGGTGTAGGTGGTGCAGTGACCGGTAAAGGTGCTGACCTGCTCATCATTGATGACCCCCATTCAGAGCAGGAGGCAAAGCAGAACAATCCTGCGGTGTTTGACCAAGTCTATGAGTGGTACACCTCCGGGCCTCGTCAGCGTTTACAGCCTAACGGGGCAATTATTATTGTGATGACCCGGTGGGCCAAGAGAGACCTGACCGGGCAGATTCTGAAGAAGTCCGGCGGTGATGGGGTTGACGACTGGGAAGTCATTGAGTTTCCCGCAATCCTTCCATCAGGAACTCCTCTGTGGCCTGCGTTCTGGTCAAAGAAGGAACTGGAGGCCATCAAGGCTGAGATTCCCGTAGCCAAGTGGGAAGCGCAGTACCAACAGAACCCCACAGGTAATGAGGGTGCAATCATCAAGCGCGACCAATGGAGGATTTGGGAGCAGGACAAGCTCCCCTTCTGTGACTACATCATCCAGTCTTGGGACACCGCCTTTGAAAAGAACAACCGTGCTGACTACTCCGCCTGTACGACTTGGGGGGTCTTTGACCACCCGGACACCAACGGTAAAGACCAGACCAACATCATCCTCCTCGATGCGTTTAAACGCAGGATGGAATTCCCGGAGTTAAAGAAGCTTGCCCTAGATTTATACAAACAATGGGAACCAGACACCCTGATTATTGAGAAGAGAGCCGCAGGCGCTCCTCTGATTTATGAACTCCGCAAGATTGGTGTGCCCCTGTCGGAGTACACCCCAAGTAAGGGCAACGACAAAATTAGCCGTGTAAACTCTATTGCAGACCTGTTTGCCTCTGGGATTGTCTGGTGTACCGGCTCTCGTGATGCAGACGAGGTTATGGAGGAAATGGCAGCATTTCCAAATGGCGATAACGATGACTTGGTGGACTCAAGCAGCCAAGCATTGATGAGGTTCCGACAAGGTGGGTTTATCCAGATTGCTTCCGACGAACAGGATGATGAGCCCATCTTCCGTCGCAAGTATGAATATTACTAAGGACGTATATGGCTACCAATGTAGATAAGGGTTTGTACCAAGCGCCGATGGGCATAGAGCAACTAGCCCAAGATGAGGAACCCATTGAGATTGAGATTGTTGACCCCGAGGCAGTGAATATTCACATGGGGGATATGGACATTTCTATCGGTGGGGAAGATGAGGATGAGTTTGGTCAAAACCTTGCAGAGCTTATAGACGATGGAGACCTCCAGTCCATTGCTAGTGACTTGGAAGAAGACATTGACAACGACCGCAACAGTCGTAAAGACTGGGAGAAGGCCTACACCGATGGTTTAAAGCTACTCGGCCTCCAGTTTGAAGAAAGAACAGAGCCGTGGCAAGGAGCCTCGGGAGTGTTCCACCCCATGATTACCGAGGCAGTTGTACGGTTCCAGTCAGAAACAATCACTGAGATGTTCCCGGCCCAAGGGCCTGTACGTACAAAAATTATCGGTAAAGAAACCCCAGAGAAGAAGGAAGCAGCAGTTCGTGTTGAGGAAGACATGAACTATGAACTCACCGAGGTAATGCGTGAATTCCGCCCTGAGCATGAGCGGATGCTGTGGAGTCTCCCCGCAACAGGTTCTGCGTTCAAGAAGGTCTACTACGACCCTAATCTGGGACGGCAGGTCTCCATGTTTGTCCCCGCAGAGGACATCATCCTCCCCTATGGAACGACCGACCTAGACACCTGCTACCGGTTAACGCATGTCATGCGTAAGACCAAGAACGAGATTATGAAATTGCAGGAGAGCGGTTTCTATCGGGATGTGGAGTTGGGTGAACCAACAAAAGAAAGAAGCGACATCAAGCAGGCCAAGGACAAAGAGACCGGCTTTAGTGATTTAAACGATGACCGCTACACCATCTACGAGGTTCACGCAGACCTAGACATCCCCGGATATGAGGACACCAACTCTGAAGGAGAAGAGACAGAGATTGGACTTCCCTACGTCGTAACCTTCATCAAGGGGACAAACGATGTTCTGGCTATCCGCCGCAACTGGGAACCGGACGACGAGCTGCGTTTAAAGCGCCAACACTTCGTCCATTACCAATACATCCCCGGATTCGGTGCATACGGATTTGGTCTGTTCCACCTCATCGGTGGATTCGCCAAGAGCGCCACCAGCATCATGCGTCAGCTTATCGATGCAGGAACGCTGTCCAACCTTCCGGGAGGATTGAAGTCCCGTGGTCTACGGATTAAAGGAGATGACACCCCCATCCAGCCGGGAGAGTTCCGGGATGTGGACATTGGTTCTGGGGCTCTGCGGGACAACATCCTGCCCCTGCCTTACAAAGAACCTAGCCAAGTCCTCGCAGCCCTATTGGGAACCATCGTGGATGAAGGCCGTAGGTTTGCGGCGACAGCAGACATCAAGGTCAGCGACATGTCCGCCCAATCCCCGGTCGGTACAACTCTGGCAATTCTGGAACGTCAACTGAAGGTGATGACGGCAGTACAAGCCCGCCTGCATTACACGTTTAAACAGGAACTGGGTCTCCTTGCTGAAATCATTGCAGACTACACAGACCCCAACTACGACTACGACCCAGACACATCCAATCGCAGTGCCAAGAAGGCTGACTACGACTACGTGGAAATCATCCCCGTAAGCGACCCTAACGCAGCCACGATGAGCCAGCGGGTGGTTCAGTATCAGGCCGTGATTCAAATGGCGCAGATGGCTCCCGACATCTATGACATGCCACAACTCCACCGTCGGATGTTAGAGGTCTTGGGAATTAAGAACGCAGAGAAGCTAGTCAAGCTCCCAGACGACCAAAAACCCCGTGACCCCGTTACGGAGAATATGGCAGTCCTAAAAGGAGAGCCCGTCAAGGCATTCCTGAATCAAGACCACCAATCACATATTGCAGTGCATATGGCTATGCTGCAAGACCCAATGATTATGGCAACCATTGGACAGAATCCCCGTGCCCCTGCAATCCAAGCAGCCATGATGGCTCACCTTGCAGAACATGCAGGTTATCAATACCGACAGCAAATTGAAGCTCAACTGGGATTGACTCTACCTCCAGAGGATGAAGACCTCCCACCGCAGATTGAACAGGCTCTGTCTGGAATGATGGCACAGGCTGCTCAACAGGCTTTACAGACCAACCAACAGCAAGCCCAACAGCAACAAGCTCAACAGCAAGCTCAAGACCCAATGGTAATGATGCAGCAGCAAGAGCTTCAACTGAAACAAGGCAGTCTGCAACTGGAAGCCCAGAAGGTTCAGCAAGATTTTGCAATTGAACAGGCAAAGCTTGAACTAGAGAAACAACGCATGGTTCTGGAGTCCTCTGCCAAAGCAGACGCTAATAACCTGCGCAAAGAAGAATCTGCTGCTCGTATGCAGTTGGAAGGTGTCAAAACTGGAGCTTCTATTCGGGAATCCCAAGCCAAGCAAAAGTTTGACCAAGAACACGCCGGAGTAAAGCTCGGCGCTCAAATAGCTAAAGACCAAAACCAAATGGGTCAAACAAACCAAGGTGAAACATGATTCAAAACTTCGCCCGCGTATTGCGCGAACAAATACGCATTGACATGAACAATTACGCAGACGACTTGGCTGGTGGGGCCTGTGCGTCTTTTGATGAGTATAAAAAACTGTGCGGGGTGATTCAAGGCCTAGCCATCGCAGAGTCCCACCTATTGGCCTTGCTAAAGAAAGCTGAAGATTCAGATGAGTAATATCATTTTGCCTCCGGGGGTAGTAATGCCCGCGCCAATCCAAACGTCAGAAAAACCTGATGCCTCAATGACAGACGCAGAGAAAGCCAAGCAGCTTCCAGAACCCTCTGGATACAAGTTGTTATGTGTATTGCCAGCAATCGAAGAAACGATTGAAGGTACTAACTTCCTCAAGTCGAAAGACATGATGAAGCGTGAAGAAGTAACCACAGCAGTTTTGTTTGTGGTCAAAGTTGGCCCAGACGCATATTCCGACAAAGAGAAATTCCCCAGCGGCCCTTGGTGCAAGCAGGGAGATTTCATCATGGTTCGCACGTACTCAGGTACGCGATTCAAGATGTACGGTCAGGAAATGCGCTACATCAACGATGACCAAGTGGAAGGTGTTGTGCAAGACCCTCGTGGAATCACCCACGCCTAAGGAGAAATCATGGAAAAATTTAAGTTCCCGGATGAACTAGAAGACGAAAAGACAATTGAGATTGAATCCACTGCGGATGATATTGAAATTGAAGTCGTAGACGACACACCTCCAGCCGACCGAGGCCGTAAGGCCTTGGATAAAGAGGTTGAAGACCCCACCGATGAGGAAATTGCCTCATACGGTGACAAGGTTAAGGTGCGGATTAAGGAATTAACCCACGCCCGACACGACGAACGACGTGCAAAAGAAGCTCTCATGCGTGAAAAGCTGGAGCTTGAGAACATGGCAAGGCAAGTTGTTGCTGAAAATCAACAATTACGTAAGCATGTCAGCGATGGAAGCCAGCAATTCCAGCAGCAATCCGCCCAATTGGCGGAAAACGAGCTAGAAAACGCCCGGAAGCAGTATAAAGTTGCCCAAGAGGCATTTGATTCTGATGCTATACTGGCGGCGCAAGAAGCGTTGCTTGAAGCGAAGATGAAAATCGCCGCTATCAAGGGCTCTCGACAGCAAATCCGTCAGGAGGAGCGTGAAGAGGCCCCGCGACAAGTCCAACAGCCAACTGAAACCAAGGCAGATGCCAAAACCTTGCGCTGGCAAGCAAAAAACCAGTGGTTTGGTTCTGAGGGATTTGAAGAAGTTACCAGCTACTCACTAGGGCTGCACCAAAAACTAGTGAATTCGGGTGTAGACCCGCGCAGTGACGAGTATTTTGAGACTATAGATACTCGCGTACGAGACAAGTTCCCAGAGGTATTTGGGAATGAGAGGTCTAGAGAGTCTTCCAGACGACCTACTTCGGTTGTTGCACCCGCTGCTCGTTCATCGGGCGCAAAAAAGGTTCAGATGACTACCACTGCTATGGCATTGGCTAAGAAGTTTGGATTAACCCCGCAGCAATACGCTGCTCAAGTAGCTAAATTGGAGGCCGCAAATGGCAACTCGTGATTCTCGTGACCTATCCACCCGTGAAAAAGGTGCTCGTTTTGTTTATCGGCCCTCTAGCGCATTGCCAGACCCGAACCCTATCCCCGGTTTCACACACCGCTGGGTTATGACTCATCTTCTTGGTCAAATTGAACCAACGAATATGTCTCGCAAACTCAGAGACGGATATGTTCCGTGTAAGGCAGTTGATTACCCGGAGCTAATGCTTCAAGGTAACGAAAAGACAGGCAATATTGAAATTGGTGGTCTCATGCTCTGCAAGATACCCACTGAAATCGCTGAAGGCATGTCTGAGTACTTCACCGGGCAATCACAAGCACAGATGGAAGCGGTAGACAATAGTTTTATGCGTCAGAGTGACCCGCGAATGCCGTTGACTATGGACAAACGTTCCAGTTCAACGCGTGGACGGTTTTAAACTTTATTTTAGGAGTCCTTTATGGCTTATCCTGTTGTATCAGCACCTTATGGGCTGTTGCCGCAGAACCTAATTGGCGGTCAAGTATTTGCAGGTTCCACCCGCATGTACCCCATCCAATATGGCTATGCGACCAACATCTTCTACGGTGATTTTGTTGTCCTATCCCGTGGCTTTGCCACACGCGCCTCTGTTGCTGCTGGCAGTGGTCTGAATCAGACCGTCGGTATCTTCTTGGGTTGCACTTACACCAACCCCACGACTAAGCAGAAGCTGTTCTCTCAGTATTGGCCCGCAAGCACCGCTGCCGGTGACTGCCAAGCCTATATCTTTGATGACCCGGATGCTGTGTTCAAGGCGGTTGTTTGCAATACCGGCACTACCGTTGCTTCTGGCGCTATGGCGATGATTGGCACTAACCTGTCAGCCATCAACAACACCGGCAGCACCAACACCGGCAATTCTGCCAATGCTGTTCTGGCTCCTACGGACACTCCTGTTACCACCACTCTGCCTCTGCGCATGGTTGGTCTGGTTGCAGAGACCGCAGTGAATCTGGGTACTGCCACCTTCAGTTCGGGTACTACTACCCTGACTGTTAGTGCTCTGCCTTACGCATTGCCAATTGGTACGGACGTTTCTGTGTTGACCACCAGTGGTCAAGTTGCACAGACTGGTTCTTTTGTGAAAACCGCAGCAGCCGCTGGCGCAACCTCCGTTGTGCTTGACCAAGCAGCGTCGTTCACTTTGAACTCAGGCGTGTACGGAGCAACCGTTGTCTTCACCCAGTATCCCGAAATCTTGGTTAAGTTCAACCAAGGTCTGCACGGTTACTACTCTGCCACCGGTGCATAAGGAGCTAAATCATGGCTATTTCACGCGCACAACTATTGAAGGAACTCCTTCCCGGACTTAACGCCCTGTTTGGTCTGGAATATGCCCGCTACGGCGAAGAGCACAAGGAAATCTATGAGACCGAGAAGTCGGAGCGTAGCTTTGAAGAAGAAACCAAACTCGCTGGCTTTAGTGCTGCACCGGTCAAGAATGAGGGTTCTGCCATTGCTTATGACAATGCGCAAGAAGCTTTCACTTCCCGTTACAACCACGAAACCATTGCGCTGGGCTTCTCCATCACTGAGGAAGCTGTGGAAGACAACCTGTATGACAGTCTGTCTGCCCGCTACACCAAGGCCTTGGCTCGTGGTATGGCGTACACCAAGCAGGTTAAAGCTGCTGCTGTCATTAACAACGGTTTCTCTTCCAATTACATTGGCGGCGACGGCGTTTCGTTGTTCAGCACCGCTCACCCTCTGGTGAATGGCGGAACCAACAGCAATCGTCCTTCCACTGGCGCTGATTTAAACGAGACTTCCTTGGAAGCCGCCGTTATTCAAATCGCTGGTTGGACTGATGAGAAGGGTCTGTTGATTGCAGCCAAGCCTCGCAAGCTGATTATCCCCGTCAATCTGATGTTCGTTGCTACCCGTCTGTTGGAAACCAGCCTCCGCGTTGGCACTACCGACAACGATATCAACGCACTGAAGAACAATGGTTCTATCCCAGAAGGTTACACTGTCAACCACTTCTTGACAGACGCTAACGGCTGGTATCTGACCACTGACGTGCCTAACGGTATGAAGCACTTTGAGCGTATGGCCCTGACCAATAGCATGGACGGCGACTTTGATACCGGCAACGTCCGTTACAAGGCCCGCGAGCGTTATTCGTTCGGTTGGTCTGACCCACTGGGAATCTTCGGTTCTCCCGGTTCGTCCTAAAAGGACTGAGAAAAGGGGCCTTGTGCCCCTTTTCTTTTTGGTGTATATTGCTCTCATTCCGGGGTTACCGGTGCATCAAACCAGTCCCGGCTGGACGACATACCGATTGATGCGCCATACTTGTATGTAAGGACTCATCATGGGATTCGCTACTCACCTTGGCCCTTGGCTCTTGGGCACGGTCAAAAACACCAGTGGGACTACCGCTGGAACCATTCAAAACACCGGCGTTACCCTAGTCTCCCAGACTAAAAAAGTAAACTACACCAATGCTGTAGCCGCATCTACTGTTACTACGACCCTGTTCACCATCCCCGCTGGTGCGCAAATTGTCAATATTTTCATTGACACCTTGGTAGCCTTCACTGGCTCTACCGCAGCTAACGTGGTGATTGGCACTTCCGCCTCTACTGCGTTGTTCTGGGCTTCTTCAGACATCACTTCCCAAGGTCGTTTGGCTAACACTAACGCCGCTGCCAAACTGGTTAACTGGGCTGGCGCAACAAGCACCGCATCCCCTAACGGTATTGGTGTTGGTTCTACGGACGTAACCATTCAAGCAGCGTTGAGTCCCACTGTTGCTGACGTGACGGCTGGTACGGTGCAGTACACAATCGTGTATGCTGTTGCTGACTCCACTGGTGTGCAATCGCCTCCTGCTATTCAACAGTAATTAGTCTCAGGGGCTTCGGCCCCTGTTTTACAGGAGATTAGTTATGCAACAGACAGACGTTAAGAGCACGCATTTAAGTGCGGCTGGAAGTATATTTGCTGGGCGTTCACGGCTGAAAGGTTTTGTAGTTGCTCCCGTAGCCAGCACTGCCGCAACTTTTGAGTTTCGTGATGGGGGTTCTACTGGAACTATTTTGTTTCAGATGGACATTCCATCCAATTCAAATCCTAACTCGTACTACATTGGCGTACCGGGTGAAGGAATACTCTTCCAAACCAACATCTACTTGACTTTGAGTACGGGTTCCGTCACGGGAATTACGGCGTTTTATGGCTAAGAATCCATCTCTTGCAGTTGGTCGTGGCGAGAAGCTACCCGTCTCCAAGGGAGCGGGTTTGACTGCCAAGGGCCGTGCCAAGTACAACGCAGCCACAGGCAGCAACCTCAAGGCTCCCCAGCCACAAGGCGGCAAGCGCAAGGACTCGTTTTGCGCCCGCATGTCTGGTATGCCGGGGCCGATGAAGGATGAGAAGGGCAAGCCCACCCGTAAGGCGGCTTCCTTGGCAAGATGGAAATGCTAGGAGCACCACATGGCAACCAAACGTAAAGTAAAACGATTTGATGAAGGCGGAGATGCTCGTGCCGGTATGAATTTTGCCGGTACAGGCAGTGGCCTAGCTGGAAGTGGAGCTGCTGATGCAGCCGCAGGAAGAGGTGATGCGGACACAGGTAGAAATACAGGCGACGCATCTGCTGGAGGCGGCTCACGGGAAGCTGGGATTGCTAGAGCCGGTGATGGCTTTGCTGGAACTGGAAGCGGACTAGGTGGTACTGGAGTTGAAGCCGCTAGAAGCGGTATTGGTGGTTCCGGCCCCGCTCTTGGTGAGAGGCAAGGAGATTACACAAGTTCAGCAGTGTTGTCTAAAAATAATGACACCGCCAGCCTAGGACTAGGTCTTAACAATGCAACCAAACAATATCAACTGAGCAACAGGCAATCTACAGATGGAAACATGACTAATGACAGTTTTCAAAACTACACTAGTCCAGATGCTGCTCAAAACGAATTTAACTATCAGTACGACAAACTAAGCAAGCAACTTGGCAGCGCCAAGGGCGGCAGAGTTAAAGCATATGCTAAAGGTGGCATGGTTTCCAGCGCATCCAGCCGTGGCGACGGCATAGCCCAGCGCGGCAAGACCAAAGGACGGATGTGCTAAATGGACATGAACTCAGCATGGTCAGCAGCGCTGACCTTTTCAACCACAATCATCGGCTTCTTGCTCAAAGAGAAGTTCGCTGAACTCAAGCGGTTAGATATACTGCTCAACAAGACACGAGAGGAAATGGCCCGTGATTACACTACTCAAGCAGAAGTTCAACGCATTACTGACCACATTGACCAACGGTTTAACCGCCTTGAAGCAAAAATTGACCAACTCATTCAAGCGGGGAAATGATGCCTAGCATTAGTAAAGCCCAACATAATTTCATGGCTGCGGTGGCTCACAACCCATCTTTTGCCAAGAAAGCAGGGGTTCCACAGTCCGTGGGCCAAGATTTCAACAAAGCCGATAAAGGCAAAACGTTTAAACAAGGTGGTGTTATGGCTACAAAAGGAATGAATCCATTTGCTAAATTTGAGAAATCTGGCAAGGACGTGGAGAAGAAGGGCATGAAAGAGGGTTCTAAAGCTGACATGGCCCTAGACAAAAAACAAATGATGGGCATGAAGCGCGGTGGTGCAGCCAAAAAAATGGCTACCGGCGGATTCGTCCGTGCGGCTGACGGTGTTGCCACTAAAGGCAAGACCAAAGCCACCCAAATCAAGATGAACAAAGGCGGCAAGGCCTGCTAAGGAGTAACCCATGAAGGCAAAAGATTTAGCAGCCCTAGCGGCTCTCGGTGTGGCAGGTTATGCTGCCTATGACAAGTTTGGTAGTAAAGCTCCCGTATCCCAACGACAAATGGGTGAAGGCTTGAACATGACCAACCAAGGCGCATATGCACTGGCTACTCGTCCTGAGTCTGATGCCGAGAATGTAGAGATGGGCACTAAAGGGGCATACTTGCCCGAAACGCCTGAGTACCAAACAAAAGGCGCGTATCTTCCTGATACCGCAGAGTTGGGTACAAAAGGTGCATATCTTGATGACACGCCAGAATTTCGTACCCGAGGCGCATACCTTTCTGATGGAGCCGTTGCCGCTGCACCCAGCGCAAACAGTGGATTCAAAAAAGTTAAAGCTTCAAGTTCCGGTGCTGCTGCTCAACCTGCCGCTGTTGAAGCCGCTCCCAAAATACGGTCGTTTACTCCCCCCGGTGCGCAGGATTCAATGGGTGCGTTTACTAACGCCGGACAAGCTGCTGGGCAAGTTGCTGAGCAGAGCAGCAGTCCATACAGTGATGTTGTATCAAAAGGCGACCTTGGCAGCCAAGATTTTCGTTCAAATGCAAAACGTCTTTATGATGCAAATGAAGCGAATGGAGCCGCAAACCCCGCCTCGCTGTTAACTGACGCATACGGAAACGTGTCCCGTGCCGAGCAAAATTTAGTCAATACAAAAAAACGTGCGGAAGCGGCCCCATTGATTGCAAAATCGAGCGCACTAGCAAACGAATCTCATGCTTATCAAGCTGCGGTTATGGCAAAGAAACGTGCAGCAGCCCAAGCAGCAAAAATGGATGAGATTGCAAGGCTGACGGAATTGAATAAAGCAAATTTTGCAGGTGGTCGGCGTGCCAAAGGTGGTGTAGTCAAGAAGATGGCCTCTGGCGGTCTGGCATCTTCCAAGATGTCCAAACCAAGCGGCGCAAGTCGCGGTGATGGTATTGCTCAGCGCGGTAGAACCCGAGGCACGCTGCGGTGATGTCATCTCGCGGCATGGGGGCCGTCAATCCAGCCAAAATGCCTAGCGCCAAAAAAGTGGCGCGCCGGGATGATACTGACTTCACGCAGTACGCCAAAGGCGGCAGAGTAAAAAAAATGAGTGAAGGTGGAGAATCTGATAAAGATGAAAAACCTTTGAACTTAAATTTGAAATCCAAGGATTCGGAATCTCCTGTTTCATTAGAAGGAGAAATTACAAAAGATTCTTATGGTGGAATTGGTGGTGGTGGAAGAGCTACATTAACCAAAAAGTTAACAAAAGATTCTGACATACAGGCATGGCTTGAAGGTGGTGGTTATAAACCCAAAGACCAAGACTATAAAGGTCAAATTACTAATGCTGGTGTACGATACAACTTGCGTTTTCAAGATGGTGGTGAAGTATGGGACAAGGCCCGTCCTAAAGGATTGGGCGCTCCCAAGAAGCTGAGTGCTGGTAAAAAAGCCAGTGCAAAAGCAGCAGCCAAGGCTGCAGGCCGTCCCTACCCCAATCTTGTGGATAACATGAGAGCCGCACGGAGTAAATAATGGCATCCTCAGGAACCGCTACATTCAACCTTGACTTGACGGAAATCGTTGAGGAGGCATATGAACGCACGGGTTCTGAGTTGCGCACTGGATACGACCTACGCACAGCCCGCCGGTCATTGAATCTCTTGTTTGCAGACTGGGCAAACCGTGGCATCAACATGTGGACGTTTGAGCAGGGCTCCATTACATTGGTTCCCGGCTTGTCCACCTATGCAATCCCATTAGACACCGTAGACCTGCTAGAGCATGTCATCCGCACCGGAGAAGGTAGTGTTTCAACACAGGCAGACCTGAGCATTACCCGTATCAGTGTTTCTACCTACGCCACCATCCCTAACAAACTGCAACAAGCCCGCCCTATTCAGGTATGGGTTCAACGTCTTGACGGTTCAACCACAGCAGCGCTTACAACATTGAGCGCAGGAATTTCCTCAACTGACACAACCATAACAGTTGCATCGGCTGTAAATTTGCCAGATTCTGGATTCATCTTAATTGGCACTGAAACCATCTATTTTGGTTACGCTACAGGAAATATCCTATACAACTGTGCGCGTGGGCAAAATGGAACCACTGCGGCATCCCACAGCACTGGAGACTCGGTATACCAACAGAATCTTCCTTGCATCACCGTTTGGCCTACGCCAGACAACTCCCAGACCTACACCTTCATTTACTGGAGGATGCGCCGTATTGACGACGCTGGGGGCGGTGTAAACACAATGGACGTGCCATTCCGTTTCTTGAACTGCTTGGTAGCAGGACTGGCCTATTACTTGGCTCTCAAGGTTCCTAATGCAATGGCGCGGTTGGAAATCCTTAAAGCTCAATACGATGAAGCTTGGGAGTTGGCATCTACCGAAGACCGTGAAACAGCAGCACTGCGGTTTGTGCCGCGACAGACGTATATCTAATGGCAAACAGATTCGCTTCCGGCAAGAGGGCAATTGCTATCTGCGACAGATGCGGACAGCAGTTCAAGCTCGTCGAGCTGAAGAAGGAAATCATCAAGACCAAGACGTACAACCTGTTGGTCTGCAAGAGTTGCTGGGACCCCGACCAACCTCAATTGCAGCTTGGCATGTATCCAATAGATGACCCACAAGCTCTCAGAAATCCCCGCAGAGATACCACGTATATCACCGCTGGCCCTATGCCTGACGGCTACAATAGTGGCGGTAGCAGGGATATTCAGTGGGGCTGGAATCCGATTGGCGGAGCAGGCGGTACAGACATAGGTTTGACCCCCAATTACTTGGTCGGAACCACGAGTGTTGGCACAGTAACAGTAACGGTTTCATAGGAGTCCATGATGGCTAAAGAAGACATGAAGAGTGATGTGGCGCAAGACAAGGCCATGATTAAAAAAGCGTTTAAACAACATGATGCCCAAGAACACAAAGGTGGCAAGGGAACTATGTTGAAGCTCAAAAAAGGTGGGCCTACTACGGATGACCGTATGCGCCTTGGTCGTAACCTGTCTCGTGCAGCAAGCCAAAAAACGGGGTGAATCATGGTTATCAACAACAAACCCGCTTTGGCGTATGCCAAGCCACACACTATGTCTGGCAAGACAGTAAAAGTTGAAGCCAATCCCGGCAAAGAACCTAACCGTAGCAAGTTGGACACGTCTGACATTAGCGTTGGTCAGTACAGCAAATCTGCTGGCGATGAGCAAGTCAAGACAACTGGCATCAAAATGCGTGGCGCTGGTGCAGCTACCAAGGGCGTAATGTCAAGGGGCCCGATGG